ATATAGCGCCAAATTTTAGGGTGTTGGTATCATTACCTTTGACAACTATTTACTATTCCTTGGTGTGAATTTGTCACCCCTTTTCCCAAATTCACCCACTTTTCTACATATTTTTCCACGTTTTATGCCATATCTTCTACGTAATTCTACGTATTTGTTTAACTTAAACCTAGAAATTCCCGGGTTTATTTATTTAAAAGTTAAACAAAATGCACTACTTGAAGCATATGTTCCGTTATATATAACGCAACGTTTAAAAAAACACGTAGTGTTTTTGAATGAGTATGCTGTAAGCATACCATTTTATAATGAGAAAAGCACCTGTAATCCGTTAGGATCACAAGGTGCTCTCACTATTGGAGACAACCCTATTCAGGGTTGTTCTCCATTACAGGTGCATCCTGTTTTGCAGGTGCAGCCTGTGCAAGCAAATGCGCTATCTTTGCGCTCGCTGCTTCACGCTCTTCAGCAGAGTTTCTACTCCGACGACGCTCAAGTTGTTCACTTGTTGCAGTTACTTTACCGTCTATTAGGACACACGCTCCATGTTGTCCTAAAGAACGATTTGCTACGGTAATAGCATCTTCCCCGTCAAATACAAACGTGGTGATATGATTTACCGTGTTGTCGCCAATCATATATGGCGTAGTATCAAATCGTTCAATGGTACCTGCAACAATATCGCCTATGTTCAATTTATTGAACAGGATACCGTCTTTCATACGTGCACCTTCGCTATTAATCATTCCGCTAAATAAATAGCGAGACGCACTTTGCGATATTGGTGCAGTTACGTCCCAAGAGTTGATTCCCGCAAGCATCAGTTGCACTCTTGTAGCAACGTCGATTGGTGCTTGGTCAAGTGGAAGTGACTCTGTCACGAATGCTTGAATTGTTAAACGTTGGTTTTTACCGTTTCCGTTGGTGTTTTGATTAGTAGTACACTCAACTACTTTGAAAAACTTGTTTTTCATCTTTAAAATTTATTTTAATTAATGTTTTTAGTGGGGTATACCCACTATGTCAATTCAATACTGGGGTCTTCCATAGGGGCCTCCCCCCGTTTATGGAACTCACACAGTTTTTATATAGGGGGTAATTTCTACACCCGGGGGTCTTTACTTTAAACTATATGCCCGGGGTATTTTTAAGAGGAGTATATATACTGGGGATCAATAAGTTAGGTATTGTTTCCCTTATTGATGAGGTAAACATTTTTAGTATCATGTTCGTATATTTACGTATCATAGCGTATAAGTGGTCATATAAGTAGCAATATCCCATATATTTGTCCTTTTTATGACACATTTGGATTTTAGGAAAAGTCTCCTTATATTTGTCATCAAATCCTATACTATGATTAAAAAACAAAATCGTGAGCGTAAAAATGAGATTAAGTATCTTGTTAGTTTAAATGAGGAACAGAAAGAGGCTAAGAGGTTAATTAGGGAAAATCAGATTGTTATTATTACTGGTAGAGCTGGATGTGGTAAATCTTTGGTATCTGCACAGGTAGCTTTGGACTTTATGTTCCAAAAGCAAATAGATGAAATTCTGATTACTAGGGCAGCTATTGAAGTAGGTAAGTCTTTGGGTTATTTACCCGGGAATATGAATGAGAAGTTTGATCCTTATTTAGAGGCGTTTATTGAGAACTTTTCTAAGTGTTATGATATGGAAAAGATTGCTCCTATCATAGAAGCAGGAAAAGTTAAGTCTTATCCTATTCAGTTTATTAGAGGTAAGACTATTGATAATATCTTAATTGTAGAAGAGGCCCAAAACACAACTAAGCATGAGATGCTAGCAATTCTTACTCGTTTGGGTAAATATGGTAAGATTATTATTAATGGAGATAACGAGCAAAAAGACATTAAAGATGAGTATAACGGTCTGTCTTATGCGATTGAATTATCTAAACAAATACCTGAGATTAAGTGGATTAAGTTAAAAGAGAACCACAGATCTGATATAGTAGGTAAAATTCTTGATCACGAATACAATAAAAAATAAAAACAATGGCTAAAACATTTCACAACAGCGATGTCTCAACAACAAGATCTAACGTAAAAGACGTTAAATTCTTTGGTAATGGAGACACTTTTAAATTAATCTGTAAAGCTTCTTCTCAAGAAGAAGGTTGGATGAAGTCTACCAAAGCTATGCAAATAGATGGAGTAGGATGTGTAATCCAAGTTACTACACAACAAAATGAAGAAGTTGCTGAAGCAATCACTTTTGTTCCAGGAGTAAAAATTGAAGAAACTATTGATGAAGCAACAGGTACAGTAATATCTCGTAAAATCATTAAATCTTATTAAACAATGGCATACTTTACAACAACAACCAATGGTGGAACAGTACGTTACCACGATGAGACAGAACTTACTATGGGTGTAGCTCCAATTGCTCCTGTTACACCAGGTACTGTAACTTCTCCATCAACTCTTAATCTAAGAGGAAACGATTATGATTTAGACAGAATTCCTGAACCACAAGAGTATATTCCTAGTAGAACAGAATTATTACAACGTCATGAGATTGTAATTCAATTCATGTCTATAGGATGTGTTATTAGAATAGGATGTAAATCTATTCCTTTTGAATCTGTAGATGAAGCGATGAAGGAGTTAAACGAATATGTGAATAACCCCCATAAATCTACAAAGAAATGGGAAAAAGTATTTGGTAAATAATTTTTTTCATTATAAATTTGCAATTAACAATTAAAATGATTAAATTATAGTATGGGACATCAAATAGGAATCAATAAAGAGAGAAAGGATCAGATGTTTGGTAAACAACAAGCTATACATTTAGTTCCTTCATCTTCAAAGATTATGATTACTGGTACATCGGACGAATTTTCAGAACATAAACAAAATCTATCACGACATTATGAGCTATGTTTGGAGCATACTTTTGGGTGTATCCCTGCTTTTGTTGGGCGCTTACCTGCTTTCAAAGATCAGTTAGAAGCTTTTACTTCTGCTGATATGGAATCGCAATACCCTAAGTTTACTTGGGATGAGACTGCTATCAGACAGATTCCTCGTGATGAGTTCTTGGAATTACATCGTAGAATGGATATCATGACTACGAATGATTTTTCAGAATACTACAATAAATTTCAATCTTTTGAAGATTACTTAGAAGCGAACAAAATTGAACATCCTTATTATAACAAATAAAAACCAAAACAATGTTAACGTACAAAGCAACTCGATCAACAAACATCTGTAAAGAAGGTAACAGTTACAGATTCCGTAAAATGGTAAACGGTAAAAAGATTACCCGTAATTTTAGAACGCTACGTGAAGCGATCTCATTTAGAAATTCATTAAAAATAAAATAAAATGGAAAATCAAGAAGTAAACTTGAATGGTGGTGAAGCACCTAGCATGGAACAAATGCAAGCTCAACGTAAAGCTGTATTGACTAAAGGTACTCCTGAAGCAAAAGAGTACAAAGGTCGTTTAGAGTATGAAGTTGAGATTTTAGAATTAGAAGCTCGTCATATTGAAGCACAGTACAAAGCTATGGCTGGTAAAGTTGCTTTGAACAATATGATGCAAGAGTTGTCTAAAGGGTTGGTTCCTCCAACTGCTGGTCAAATGCCTGCACAAAACTAATATTATGAAGAAAGGGACGCAAGTTATATGTATTGACGACAAGTTTGATGCTAAACTTGTGTCCCTTATTCCTAATAGACCAATTAAAGATGAAGTTTATACAGTAAGGGAAACATTATTAACCAGGAATGGTAAAGCTATTCAGCTTGAGGAGATTCATAATCCAAAATTATATGATGAACTCTATCAAGGTATGTTTGAGCCTTCTTTTAGTGTAAGAAGGTTTAGGATAGCAGACACTGCTCCTGAAGAATTAGAACTAGAAGAATATGGAATATCAACTATTGAAATATAAAGCACAGTTAAAAGCTGATGATCTTGTGGAAATACTGCTCAGGATTATCATGATTGGTGAAGGGGTTCACCTAACTGAAAATGAGTATAAGTTAGCAATATATGTTATGAAATATGGAGCATCACTAGAAGATCTTAAGGCAGCAGTTGACCAAAAGATCTTTTTGTCTTTAGCTTCAGTTCGTAACTCATTGACTAAGTTACATAAATCTGGTGTATTAGTAAGAGATAAATCACGTAAATTAAGAGAAGGACGCTTTACTTTTAATGATCAGTTAATTGCTAAGATTAACACGCCTGGGATTCTTGTATCATTAAAACTCAAGGCGGATGATTATAAAGTTCAGGGATAGATATAAGGAAATAGCCAAGAAGAATAATCTGGATGAAGAATTAGTAGAGTCTATTGCAGAAACAATATTCTCCCATTCTAAGGAAAGATTAGAGAACTTTGATGATGTCAAGTTTGATATTGCTTATCTGGGTTCTTGGCATTTACGAGAGAAGAAGTTTATGGACTTTTATAAAAATGTATGGACAGCTATTAATAGAGGTTGGAAAAATGTGAGAAAAGCTTACCTTACAGATAATAAATTAGAGTGGCTAGAAGTTATGAGAAATAAACTTTTGAACAAGAAAGAGAACAGAAATCAAAAACAACAACAAAAAATAAACCTAATCAAACAGTATGCGCAACAAAATTCGTCAGTTTCTGAAGAGTAATTTCTACACAATTTACTGGATATTTAATCCAAACAGAACAGTAGCTATTACACCACGTGGAGTTTATAACTATTTTCAAGCCCATTATCGCAAGATATTAGGATTCCATAGTTTACCAGCACATGTTCAGGAACAAATCATGTATCGTAGCATTATTTCAAAGTGTACAGAATTAGAGTATTGTCAACATTGCGGATGCCCTATGGAAGATCTTTTCTACGGTAATGAAGCATGTAAAGATACACCACCTTGTTTCCCTGCTATGATGGATGCTGATGAATGGTTGAAATACTGCAGAGAAAACAATGTACAATTATGAGAATTATTTGCTTAAACAATAATCAAGACATTGGAGTAGTTAAAAGAAATACAACCAAAGAATTTGCATTTGATTTGTATAACGACTCTGATAGAGTAACTGCACCTGCAATATATCCAGGCTGTGGTTGTACTAATGTAAAGATGGCCAAACAGGTAATGATGCCCCATGAACATGTAGAAGTTAAAGTGGTTTTTGATGCTAATAAAAATGCATTAGGTACTTGGGAAAAAGTGATAGCGGTTTCTTATTTAGATGACGAAGATTTAAAACAAAAAGATCTTCAATTATTATTTAACGTAACAGTAGAAGAATGAAAAAATTCCAAAACAGCCCGTTCAAAGAAGACATTGAATTAGAAGTTATATACACTATAACTAAAATCAAACTCAATAGGAAAACCAATGAACCTGTTTTGGATAAAAATAATCAGCCAATTATAACTGGTCAGAAGGAGATATACGTAAAGCATATCTTCAGAAAAGATTTCATTACCATAAAAGCTCAGGCTATTACTAATGAAGGAAAGATAGATAATACCACATCAGAGATATTTGAAAATAGTTCGCAGAAAACATACAGAACTAGAATCCCTTATAAGGAACTAGTAGAATTACTAAAAAGAGAAGATGAACCCATGGGACAAATAGGGTTCAGATACAGAAACAGAAAGTAATTAATTCTCCTCTCGTCTAACGGCAGGACATCTGATTTTGGTTCAGAGAATTGTGGTTCGAATCCATGGGGGAGAACAAAAACAAAAATATGAAAATCAAGTTTATAGAAGAAGAACATAAGTATATTGGAGAAGATGACTCTGAATATTTATCAGTCTCTGCACTTATTCATAATCTTGAATTAAAAAAAGACTGGGATAAGATTAGAAAAAACTACGCTAAAAAGAATGGCGGTACTGCACAAGAGTGGAAAGATAAATGGGAAGCAAAAGCTAAGAAATCTACTGAAGCAGGAACTATCTTGCACGAAGCAGAAGAAGATGCTTTATTAGCTGCAGGAGAATATAATGAAAACGGAACTACATGTAAAGTAGTTTCTACAGGAAAGAAATCTGAAGTAAAGTATTCTTTTCCTTTAAATACTGTACAGGATAATACTGTTTATCCTGAATTAATGATCTACGACCATACATATAAGATATGTGGTCAATCTGACTTAGTGGTTATAGCTAATGGTACAATCCATATTAAGGATTTTAAAACAGACAAAGCTATTAACCGTAAAGCTTTCTCATTACCTGAGAAGTTTATTGAACCAGAAAAACTTTTATCGCCTGTTTCCCACTTGGATAACTGCAACTTTAACGTTTACTCTTTAAAGATGTCGCTATATATGTATATGCTTTGGAAGCAAAACACACATTTAAAATGTGGTAAGATTACGCTTATTCATAAAGAGATTGAGCGTGATGCTGAGGAATTACCTGTGTTATATGATGGAAAACCACGCGTGTTACGTACAACAGAAATTGAATTACCATTCTTAAGAAAAGAAGTTAAGGATATTTTAAAAGCTCACAAGAAATAATGCAAGTTAAACTATTTGATATTGACCCTACTAATAAGTATGTTGTAGTTCCTACTGCACATTGCTATACAATTACTCCTTTAAAAGAAGTAATAGATATGTATGGTGATGAAGCTGGTAGAGTACTAGCATACCTTTATTATATGTTTGAACTGGATCCTTCTTTAAATCCTTATGCTAATATGGCCGAAGAATTAAAAGAAGAACACATCATTCGTGAAATACTTCCGGGTATAAATGTAATTGATGTTCCTGAGATAGATGAAGCAAAAGAAACCGTGCTGAGATTATTTAATTCTATCCCCGGTTATCGCATGTATTTGGCATATAAAGTAATGTGGGATAAGATGGCCGAAGCTTTAGAAAGGGAATATCCTGATTTCTCTAAAGATGGTAATATGAACAATATTAAGTCCCATTACGCATCTTATAAACAGATGAAAGAGTCTTTGGATGCAGCACTTAAAGATTACCAAGCAGAGGTAAATGCTGGTAAAGTACACAAGAGAGGGGGTGGGGAAACCTCTTATGATATTGATGAATTTGAAGAACTTAGCTAATGCTTGTACCTATTAAAAACATACCGACTTATGACGCTGTTACAAAAACATGGTCCAAAACTTCGTTTGAAACGCAATCGGATTTTGTTGACTTCCTTACGTCTATATACAAAGATTGTGGAGAGTATGAGTTTGATGAGTCAACTACTGACTGGAATGCTTTAGGAACTAGATTTACTCAAACAGGATTTTACACTGATCTCCCTCGTGGGTCTCAAGGACGTAAGAAGTTTTGGGATGAAGAAAAGCTTAAATGTCGTCTTGGAGTTATCTGGAAGAATGACACTAAAACCTGGTATCTTACTAGGGATTATTACTTCTTTCTTAATTTCTGTCCTATTACAAATAAAGAGAAAGGGTTTGCAGAAACCTTTGTATCTATACGTGATACGCAATACCATTTGGCTTTATATGAGAAAATAGCTGAAGCTTCTCACTTACATTCTTGCATTCTTAAGAGACGTCAGATGGCGTACTCTTTCCACCACGCAGCAAAGATGGCTAATGCTATCTGGTTTGAAAAGAAAGTAGTATGTAAAATCTTTGCATCAGATGATGACTTCATCACTGGTGAGAATGGTACTTGGAAATTTATTGAATCTTATTCTAACTTCCTTAATAAGAATACTGATTGGAAAAGAGCTTTCACCGGGGGTGCTCAGTCTTGGATCCAAAAAGAAAAGATTAAGATAAATGGTGAATGGCAGGATAAAGGACTTGAAAGCACATTAATTGCTTTGACTCTTAAGAAAGATCCTAAAAAAGGTGTCGGTGGTCCTCTATATTATGGATGGTATGAAGAAGGCGGTATCGCACCTACTGCAGATATAACATTGGGTTACTTAAACCCCGCTTTGGAATCTGGTGGTGGACTTGTAGGATCTTTTATCTTTGGTGGATCTGTGGGTGATCTTACAGAATGTAAACCTTTGGAAAAATTTATGAAAGATCCAGAACTTTATAGATTCTTTAAGGTAAAAAATAAATGGTATGATGAAGTAGATGGTGAAGGATATTCAGGATTATTTATTCCAGCACAATATGGGATGCCTAATTGTGTAGATCAATATGGTAAT